TTTGATTTTGATGTAGATGATGATGCAGGAAACTGGAATGGAGGCCACAGCGGTGTCGATGTGGTGCGCCCCGAAGTTATTATAAATTATTTAGCACTAACAGAGCAGAGCGTTTCTACTGTTGTGTTTTGTTATCAGAAGACACCACCTACGTGTCCGGCCCAGGAGGAGATAGCAGACGTTGCAGAGACTATTGATGAGATTTTTGAAGGTAATATTTTTGAAGAGGACTACTCCTATGAAGACACCTATATCAATACAGAATATATCGAATATGAATATGATTGGAATGATGATTACTTCTATGAGGAAGAAGAGTACTTTGAAGAAGAGACTGCCTATTTTTTGACGGATGACTTTTTTTTTGAAGATGAGTACTACGACGACACCTACTATGATGAATACGAATATGACTACGAACCTGATCTTGTTGAGTATGACACAGAGATTGAATTGGAAGAATTTGATTATGAGCTTAACGAAGACTACTACGAGGAAGAATACACACTAACTTTTGATGATATGCCAACTATGGAGGAGTATTTTGAAGAGGAGTATCTCGAAGAGGAGTATTTTGAAGAAGATATTTATGAACTAGTTGAAGAATTTGAAGAGGAGTATATAGTCGAAGCGGAGGCTGTGGAGGAAGAGCCTGAAGTTGAGGTTGCCATGGCTGAAGAAGAAGTAATGGAGGAGCCAAATGAGATTGACGAGCAATCCAGTAGCGAAAGCATTATTGCAGACGAGCCGGAGGAGACAACAGATGTTGCCAAACAGGAAGAACCACTTGACGAGACCACACCTGAAGAAGGATCTTCAGAAGGAGATGTCGAACCAGGGGAGGTTGTTCAAGACGTTTCAACCACAGAAGAGAAACCAAAGGTAGATCTAGACATTAAAATCGCTACTATAGAGAAAGTTATACAAAGTAAAATTAGCAATGAAATGCAACGGGTAAGTGTGACTTTAGATGTAGTTAATGAGATTATTTCTCGTGAAATGATTTCAACTCAACCAGATATGTCCTCATATTTTAACATGAATGCAGCTTTATTTGATACTAGACAATTGCCTGGTGGGGATCCTGCCTTTTTTATGATGCAAGCTAGTCTAGACAGCTATAGTAAAACTATTTATAATACGCAGGCAAATCTAGCCGGTACTGATCCTGTTGTTCAGTATCAGATTAAATTAAATGAAGCTCGCTCAGCTACTGATGCAGCTTATATTAAATTAAAAGGACTATTAGATGCCAGATCTAATTAACAAGCTCAGCACATATGCAGCACTTATTGGTGTTGTTGGTGCCATTGGTGGTGGTTTTTATGCCTGGGGAGAATTCAACACAAGACTTAGTGCAGTTGAAAACGTTTCTTATGAAACAACAGACCTATCAGGAATCACTGATGATATAAAAGAACTAAATGAAAAGCTAAACAGTAATGTTCAGGAATTAACTTCAACACAGAACGGAAACTTTATAGAACTGTTAGACATGCAAGCGGCTGATCATAATGACTTAGTGGACTTAATAAGATCAGTAGAAGCAGCACTTGAAACACTTAAAGGTGATATTGCAATCAACGGCGCAGCAATTGAGTTTAATTCTGCAAAGATAAATGAATTAAAGGCGGAATCTAATAATCCATTATTAAACTAATGAAACTCTCTGAAGCGACGAACATCAGCATGCCTGCTAAAAACCTTTTGGCCATTTTGGCCGCCGTCGCGATAGGCACTACCAGTTATTTTGGCGTGATTGAGCGCCTAAATAAAATCGAAACAACTCAACAGCTCATGCAACAAGACATGGAAGCAGCAAACGAATTTATTAGTGGTGTCCCCAAGGGAACCATGGTAAGCCCACAGATAAATGAGCTTTACATGTTGGTGGAATGGCTTAGTACTACACAAGAAGAATTACGTACCTTTGTAAACACTGAGCTACCCGCAGTTCAAAGTGGTGTTTCTAAAAATGACATGACTATTTCTTTTATTGAAGAGAGACTAATTGATGTGGAGCAACTTTTGGATAAACTTAGATCGAATGGAGTAACACAATGATAACTGAAACATTATTCGCTGTATTATTAATTTTAAACGGAAATTTGATAGAATCCGTCCCAACAACAGGCATGGCAGATTGTTTGAAGACCAAGCGCACCGCTATGCAAAATATAGGCCCTGATCAAGAAGGAATTTACATGAAATGCATCTTAGTAGAGGCAGATACAGAAATATACATGGGAAGAAAAAGAATAAAGAAAATATATACAGAGGATATTCTTGGTGAAACTAACTGAGATTAGAGTCTATATAGCAATCTTCATATTAGTCATGCTCTTTATATGGTCAACAACATTTTAAGTGAAAATATGTATTGTTAATCCAGGAAGGTGTGGAGGCACATTAATGTTGTGTTATCTACATTCAAAACTTCCCGGGTATAACATATTGTATGAAGCTATAGAGAATGTTTTGCCACCAGATGAAAACATTATTTTTAAATATCAATATTTATACACACATAAGTCATTAGAAGGAGCTGATAAATATATTATTTGTGATAGAAAAGATAAAGAGGCATGGCTTTTCAGTACATATATGTCAGCAGTTAATAAGCACCACCACGGTTTAGTTAAAGGTACCTTTAAATTTAATGAGTCAGATTATAATCATTCTAAACTAGGAATGTCTAAGGTGTATGATGAAGTATGGGTGCCAGAAAGAAACAGACTTCTAAGAGCCGGAGCAGATATGGTGTGGCATGAGGACATGAAGATTGAGGAAGACGTCTATTTTAGAGGCATAAAGCTAGTCCCAGTTTGGTCTTGTAAAAGAAAGTAAATTAACTTATATTTACATTATGGGTTTACCTAAACGATTGTCTGAACAACAAAAAAAGTTCTCGGAGTTATTAGTTTATAATGAAGGACGTAAAACACCTACTGAATGTGCTTTGGAAGCTGGTTATGCTGAGGGTTCAGCGCATGTTAGGGCATCCGAACTTAGGAACCCGAATAAATTCCCGCTGGTTGTTAGATACATCGGAGAAATCCGGTCTGAAATACAGCGGAAGTATGAAGTTACTTTTGAGAAACATGTCACAGAACTCGGTCGTATACGCGAAGAGGCTTTATCTAAGGGAGCTTTTAGTGCAGCTGCAAACGCAGAAGTCGCAAGAGGAAAAGCAGCAGGACTATATGTAGAACAGAAAATGGTGTTGACAGGAAAGCTAGAAGATTTATCTGTAGAACAGTTAGAAGCTAAGATGAAGAAAATTTATGAAGAGAATAAAGTTTTAATTGAAGGAGAGTATCAGGAGATTAAGTCTAATGCCAATGGACGAGTACAAAAATGATATTGTGATTAAGGAAGATATACTTGATAAATGCCCTTATTGTACTGCGACGACCTGGAAAGTATATGTGCACGGTCATGCTCAGTGTAGTAAATGTGGAAAGAATATAGACGAATGCTGTCAAGGCGAATTATTTAGTGGCTAGAAAATGGAAGTCGTATCAAGATCATGAGGCTGTTATGCATGGTACTAGTATTGGTAGGAACCCAAAGATGAGTTCAATGAACAAACAAAAAAGAAGAAGTTTTAAAAAATATCGGGGGCAAGGAAAAAGGAGATAAAAATGTACAGAAACACAGAAAATGATAGTCCGGTATTTGTTATTCACCATTCTATGACACCTGAGCAGAGAAAAGAAATAATAAAGAAATATAAAAATAAAACTACACCCGGAACTCATCAGATAGGGAAAACATCAGGGGACAAAGAGTATACGGCTGAGATAGGTATTGAGAAAGTTCGAAGGGATTCAGGTGTCTATTTTATACAGGATGATATGAAGTTATCTGTGATGATTTTTAATTTAATTAGAATAGCAAATACTATGTCTGAGTATGATTTTGAACTTACTGCATTTGAGGCGCCTCAGTTCACACGTTATACTAAGAAACAACATTACAATTTTCATGTTGATAGTGACGCTCATCATAATAGAAAATTTGCTTTTCAATTACCGAAGGAAAGGGAGTTGGCTTTTACTAATCAGGTTGAGCTAATGAATACTATACGGAAGATGTCTTGTAGCGTAATTCTTAATGATGATTATGAGGGGGGAGAGTTTTGTACTAAGATTATTGTAGATGGTGAAACTGTGGAGCATACCATACCTGCTGTAGCAGGAGATACACTTGTGTTTCCTTCTTATATAAATCATTGTGTGAAGCCCGTTAAGAAGGGTGTAAGATATTCTTTAGTGCAGTGGGCAGCGGGGCCAAAGTTTGTATGACTTATATTCCGAGCACACATTGGTATAACACCAAAAAGCTGATCACAGTTTTGGAGAGATTTTGTGAATCTGAAGAGGGTAGTGATGCTCGAGTTCAGATGATATTACCTGATGGAAGAAACCCATTACAAAAAGAATTCAACATTAAAGAGATAAAACTTGTAGATAATAAGCTCATTGGTCCGGCTTATGAGAAGTATAGACTGATGATTCTTGTTGAATAATGAGGTGGAATTTTAACCCACCAATCTGGAAAATAGATGTTGCAATCATCATTTTATTAATATTAATTTTACTTTGAAACCTGAATCAAAGCTTTGGCAAAAAGTTAAGAGAAACACACCCGATATTACCTGGACACGCATTGAATCTTGGGCATCTTTTGGCTTTCCTGATCTAGTTGGGTATCATACTACCCGTGGTTTTTTTACAATGGAGTTGAAAGTAACAAAAGGTAAAAAGGTATCGTTCTCACCGCATCAAATAGCCTTCCATATCAAGCATCCAACCAACACGTTCATCTTAGTCGGGGGCCACGATCCCCGACCCCCGATACTTTATGCAGGGTCCGCGGTGCGCGAGCTTGTGGCTTTGGGCACCGATGCTTGTAGCTTGGAGCTTGGCGCTTGGGGCTTGCTTCAGGAGCGCTTGCTGCTTGTAGCTTGACGCTTGTAGCTTGGGGCTTGTCGCTTGGAGCTTGCAGCTTGGGTCGGGGGGCACCGCTTCTTCATACGTCCGTCAGCGCTCCCCGTTAATGCTTTCCGTAAGCAATATTTTTGATGTCCTTATCCCAACAGTTCCGGCAGTCCTTGCACGCGTTCCCCTGTCCAGGGGCCGGGCAGCTGGCGCCTTCGGTCACCACGGTACTAGTTAGCGGCCAGCTCTTAGGTGCAGGTCCGTCAACCTTCGTTGCGCTAAGTCTTATTGTAAGATTAGCCGGGACCTCTTCAGGCCCCAGCTTAGAAAGGAGCCCGGCTTCCCGTGTGGGCAGCCAGTGCGCCACGTCTGCAGTTAGCCTGCAAACTTGGAATATTTTACGTAAATGCTCCAGAGACTGGAGGTCGCCGGAGTCATGCCAACGAAACCAGCGCGACGTGCGGGCGTTTATGTCTGCAGCCATGGTCGCGGCCCAGTCCTCGCGGTCGATGCTTGCAAGTCGCCGGTTCATTGCTTCTTTTACATTTTTAAACCTGTAGCGGCCTTTTAATGCATAACAGCCATGACACACGCTGCCCGGCACCTTAGCGAGCTTCGAGCCAACGTTGCATTCAGTAGCTGGCAGGTTATACGCGTATCCTGGCATCTTGGACGGCTTCGACAGCCCCCCGGTAATCTTTTTTCTTTCTTGTGAATTCATAATTTTTCTTTCTAGCTTGTGGCTGGGGCTGGCCTCCTCGCCTTTACGCGGTAGTATGACACCTAGAGCCCCATATCATTTTATCCCATACTCATAAATCTTTGTCAAGATTTATTTCAAAGTCCTCGCTTGCGGCTTGTTGCTTGTTGCTTGCCGCTTGCTCCTTAAGAATTATATTTTCCTCTTCAACGGCCCGGACCTGCGCTAGCAGGTCCAGCAGCCAATCGCTGTCGATCTTTAGTCTCACGAGTCGAGCTTCCAGAGAATGTCAGTCGCATAAACCGATCCGATCTCATCAAAGAAGCCAACCTCCGACGCCTTCAGGTCCACCAGCAGCGCATGCTTCGATCCGCGGCCCTGGCGTCCGGACTCCACAGCTATGGCGCTGCAGGTGCCCAGCCCGTTATCCACGAGCAGCTTATCACCCTTCTTAATTTCCTGTATGTCTCCGCCGTATATTCTTTGTCCTTTTTGTGTCATATTTTTTCCTTTCATTATTAGTTATGGGATGTTCTCATATTCACATATCATTGTCAAATCTTTTTTTCGCGCTTGCGGCTTGCCGCTTGCAGCTTGCGGCTGGGCCCGGACATTCTAGGCTTACCCATACGGACCCGGGCCCGTGTGCCCGCACAATAGCGTCGGCTGCAGTTAAGACGCGTCGCGGGCCCGTGTGCCTGGAACGTGAGCGTGCGCAACTTATATTTTGCCATATGCCCAGGCACATTATATATATGGGATAATGTGTTGACAATTACAAGGGGAAATGGTAAAAGAATAATAATTAATAGAAAGGATAAGATATGGTTAATTTTATAAATATAGGACAAGACGAAAATTTAGAAGATGTAATATCTACAATGAGTGATACTCTTTTAAATAGTCGTTGGTTTAAAATCACATACTTTCATAAAGGACTAGGCGAGGAAGTTACTCGCTATGGTAGATTTAATG